CAATCTATCTAAGTAATGGCGTTGTTGTCACGCTGAACAGTGTCGCCCTAAGCGATCACGTAACAGCCGTAACAATTAACCGCTCATTTGATGAATTAGAAGTAACAGCTATGGGCGATACCGCACATAAGTTTGCAAAGGGTCTAGAAGCCAGCACTATCACTATTGACTTCTTAAATGACACAGCAGCAGCTAACGTAAACGCAACACTCCAGGCAGCATGGGGTACTACAGTGCCACTAACAATTAAGCAGACTTCTGCTGCAATTAGTGCAACTAACCCAGAGTATCAAACAACAGTATTGGTAAACAATACTCAGGATGTAAACGGCGCAGTGGGCGACATAAGCACACAGTCAATTACATTTACCTGTCAAAGCCCTATAGTAGTTGACGTAACAGTCTAAGGAGTAATAATGGCAAAGCTAAAGATAACAAGGGCTAATGGTGAAGTATCTGAGCATAAGATAACACCAGGTGTCGAGTACGCTTTCGAGTTAAAGTATGGCGCAGGAATTAGTAAAGTCCTACGTGATCACGAACGGCAGACTGAGATTTATTTCTTAGCGCATGAGTGCTTACGTAGGGCTAACGTAACTGTACCTATATTTGGTATTGAGTTTATTGACAGCTTAGAAACTGTCGAGGTATTAGACGAAGAAAAAAAATAGTACAGCGTGATTCTACGCTCTACGCGATAGCAAGCCTGTCTGTAGAGCTAGGGATCGCGCCTAGTGAGTTTATCAATATGGACTCAGAGATGCTACGAGCAATCGTGCAGGTCTTACAAGATAGAGCTAAGGAGATAAAAAATGCCAGTCGTCGTAACAGGCGTTAAGCAACTCCAAAAAGCTATGAAAGATGTAGACAAAGACCTTAACAAAGAGATGTCAAAGAATATTAAGCAGGCTATGTTAATTGTGCGAGATCGGGCACGTGGTTATTTACCAGCACAAAATGAAGTGCTAAGTGGCTGGGGTAAAGGCACTGGTTCTATGGAAACTGTTAAAGATCCTAATAGATTATTCCCACCTTATGATTACGCATACGCTAAAAGCAAAGTCGCATATTCTGCAGGTCAAAATAAAAGCAACGACAAAGGATTCAAGGCTGCATTCTATGTGTTTAACAATTCTAGATCAGGCGCAATATTTGAGACTGCAGGCCGTATCGGCAGGCCTAGAGGTAATAGATCATTAAACCCTAACGCACCTGTGCAATTTAATGCAGCTGCTGAGATGCTATCTAGCATGAAAGGCCAAGGCAAGCAACGTGGCCGTGTTATCTATCGTGCTTGGGATGAGACTAAAGATGTAATTATACCTAGAGTAGTTAATGCTATTGACACAGTAGCAAAAAAGTTTATTAAAGACACAGAGATTAGAAGGGCTGCATAGTGCCTAATTTAATTGTCAGTGCAGTCAGCACCTTTGATAACAAAGGATTAAAAAAAGGTAAGAAAGAAATATCAGCATTTGACAAAAATGTGCAAAGCCTTGGTAAGACCTTTGCTAAGGTATTTGGATCTATTGCACTCGTAAACTTTGGCAAGAATGCAGTCAACGCATTTATAGATTCCGAGAAGGCAGCGGCTAAACTACGCACCACAGTTAGCAACCTAGGCCTAGAGTTTGAGCAGCCAGGCATAGAGACCTACTTAAAGAATCTATCTCTACAATTTGGCATAGTAGATGAGAGTTTGATCCCAGGCTTCCAGCGTCTATTAATAGTAACTAAAGATGTCGCTCAGGCACAGAGTTTATTTGAGACTGCACTTAACGTATCTGCTGGCACTGGCAAGGATCTCACAGCTGTATCTACTAGCTTGTCTAAGGCTTACCTAGGCGATAACGCAGCATTAGGCAGGTTAGGCGTAGGACTAAGTAAGGCACAATTAAAGTCAGCATCTTTTCTAGAAGTACAGCGCACACTTAACGTTAACTTTGCAGGTCAGGCCGCAGCAGCTGTAGAAGGCTATGCAGGCAGTATGGCTAAATTAACTGTAGCCGTAGATGAATCTAAAGAGGCTATAGGCAAGGGCTTACTAGATGCCATAGCAGCGTTATCTGGCAGTAACGATATAGATACATTTACTGTAAAGATGGTTAATGCAGCAGAAAAGATAGGCAACGCATTCAGGACTGTTGGCGATGTAATAGGACTGCTCAACCCTAATGCAAGCGTTAAAGTAGGCGGCAAGTTCCTACGTAAGTCTGATATGAACGCACCTAGATTATCACCAGCCACAAGTAGAGCAATGTTACTAAAGCAAGAAGTTACACAGATTAAAACTGGTGTCTCATTACGTAAGCAAGAAAATGATCTATTAAAGAAAAAAACTGCCGTAGATCAATTACGCGACAAATTTGATTTAGAGCGTATTGGCTTAGAAGCTGCTCGTAATGGTGCTATAGATGCAGAAACCAAACTAAGAATTGATGCAAAAATAGCAATTCTTGACAACAACGAGGCTTTAGCTAAAAAAATAATAGCTGAAATGGAAGGCAAAAAAGCTACAGAAATACTTACTACACAATTTTACGCACTTAGCGAGGCTGCTAAAGCGTTGCTATTATCTTTTGGCGTTGACCCATCACAGATAGGCCCAGGCGGTACTATAATTGGTGGCCTTGGTGGTCGTAGCAATATAGCCAACCTTGCTAATACTTCTATAAATAATCCTAACTTTGCATCTAGTGCTGCAGGTATGGATCTAGGTTTAGCACTTGGATTTACGCCAGGCAGTAGATCAAATGCTGCACCACAGGAAATTGTAGTAACAGTTAACACTGCTAATGCTGGCGATAGATTAAGTCAGGCTATTGCAGAATCTATACAAATTGCTACAAAAAATGGATATAGCACAGTGCCGGCAGGTCAAGGCTTCTAATGCCAATACCTGTAATAAACGCATTAATTAACTTTAGCACTGGCCCTAGTTTTGCTCAGGCTATAATATTAGATCAGGGCATACTAGACACAAACATATTATCCGATAGCGCAGCTGTAATTGTAGATGTGTCAAGTCAGGTTAACCGCATTGAGACTAACCGAGGCCGTACAGCACTATCCGATCAATTCCAAACAGGCTCACTTACTCTACGCATAGTAGATCAGAATGGCGACTTTAATCCGCAAAATGTTACTGGCCCGTATTATAATTTATTAACACCTATGAAGAAGGTGCAGATTACTGCTACATACGGAGGCGTTACATATCCTATATTTGAGGGTTTTAATACCCCAGTCTATTTGCTTAGTACCATCTACCCTTGCTAAATACTTGGACCTACCTTGTGGTATGCCATAGTGTGAGCCATTACGTGCAGCTGGGTTGAACCTACTCTCATTATGGTATAGCTCTATTAGGCAATATGCCTGCTCGAAGTTATTTAATTCTATAAGTATGTATTGCTTATAATGTGTAGGTTTGTAATTCTCTTTTGCAACGGAATAATCTTTTACAAAGATAAAGTTAAATGCAATTAACAATAAGGTGGCCCAAACTCTGCACCTTCCGAGCCCTGCCGTTGGCGGCTCAGCTTTGTGATTTAAGATCACATGCTTGTTTAGGGTAGCATGCCCTGTCAAATCAATTAACATAACCGCAGGTCAGACGGCAAGTCATAATGCGTAAATCATCCGTCTCTAACCAAGTTTCTGCATAGCCAGCATCACTCATTACAAATCTCACAAATAACACCATCTGGCAATACAGCTGTTAATTTACATGCTTCACATTGACCAACATTCATTATTTAGCCCCTATCAATGCACAAGTGTGGCAACCGCTACCTAGGAATTGCCAGCCACCACACTGCTTGCATCTATCTAAGTTACTGTCCGGTATATGCAACGCCTCTGCGATGTTTTTTACCCCAACACAACCACAGTCCATACACTGATAAGCCTTAAATCCTTCAGGCGTATCTAACTGCTCAAGCCATAAGAACTCGGTCTTACGATCACAGCCATTACACTTAAACTTTGTGTACATGTGATAAAATCCCCTTTCTTATTGCCTGCAGTGGCACTGAGAGCAAACCAAATACTGACCATCATGTAATAATCTGTCGTCATTACACGATACACATCTATCTGCACTTAGGTTTAGGCTTTCGTTATCATTTTCCATGCGTAATGTAAAGCCTGAACCATTTAATACTTCAATATATCCCATCATTCACCCCCTTTACCTGACTCTGCATCATCGGGCCAAAACCATGTGCCAGCAGCTGTAAGTTTTGCCCACTTAGCATCACACTGATCGCCTTTAGGTGCGCCGCATACATAACCTGCATATGGTTTATTAGTTGTTTTAGCAAGGCCTTCTTTTTTTACCATATCACCATGCCTACAAGTAAACCCAACAGCAGGAACTTCAGCAATTTTGCTAACGCTGTCGCCAATAGACCAAGCAACAGGAACAGGCTCGTTGCTATTATTTTCAAGTTGTGTGTCCACAATATGCAACGCATATTCCATTGCAGCCGATTTAGATCCTGGTGATCCATATTTTGGTATAAATTGTTTTTCATTTATTTTGCTCATTTCTTCTCTGCTAGCACGTTTGCCCTTAGCCGCGTAACCCGCGTTTGCAAGCGCACGGCCGATCGCTGAAGTCTCGCAGTTTTCCAGTGCAGAAGTTGAATTAACACCGCGATCAGAAATGCTCTCACTAGCAAGTCCAGTCGCGCATGGTTTCGCATCGGCTTCCGTTTTATATAATTCAGCACTAACAATGTATCTAGTGTCTGTGGCCTGCTCAATCTTTGTTCCCACTCTTCCATCTGGGTAATCCTTCCACCATTTTTCTAGTCGGCTCTCGACTGTTTCATAATCTGCCAGGTTAAATGCCATTAGTCTTTCCAATCATCGGTGTCGTCTTGCATTGCATCTGTAATGCTTTTACCAATTGATAAGTAGGCAATTGCATCCTCGTAATTGTCAAGGTACGCAGGATCTTCAGCTTGCCTGCTGATCTTGACCAACGCCATACAAATTGCAGCTTCGTTTGGTTGTATTGGATAACCCAAATATGCACTCCACAGTTCGGCAATCCTCTTGTGGTTTGTAATTGGATGCCCATAACGGACACCTCTCTCATGAATAGTTTTGATGACATTATCAAATAATTGCTCAGTTGTTGTTGGCATCGATTTTGCTATCTGTGATCCTGCGGTGCATGTCGTAGCCGTCTTTACGACCTTTCCAGTAACCTGCCTGGAATGCGTTATCTTTAATTGTTGAGTACACGCCCCATACAATAAAATAACCAAACACACTATAAAGCACTATCCAAGGTGCTGTTGTCTCTATCATTTAGCCCTAACTATGCGCACATACTTTGTGGCACAGCTGTAGTGTCGCACTTGTGTATGACTTTGTGGATTATTTAGGGCGTAGTTTGTATAACGATTAGGTAACGATGTTACCCGTAATACCGCCCTAGAGCTGTAAATGAGCCATCCTTATTTATTGGCACTAACGTGGGTGTTAGTGTCTTTCCTACGGCTTCTAGTATAGCAAAGCCCATCTGCCAATTTGCGCTTCCATAGCGAATATAAGAGGCTTTTTTCCTATCCATTAGATTACCTACCTCAACACCGTATAAGGGCCTGTAATGGCTTCCTATGGCTTCTGTATAAGCACTCATACCTAATCTATGGCTATGTCCTGCTATGACCGATTTGCCCCATTTTTTAGCAAGGTTAAGAGCTGTAATACCTGCGTGCTGGCTCATGTTGCCCTCATCGCCATGTGCTAATACCCAGCCAGGGTGAAACTCATAAGCTGTCTTATAGTAGTCAATGCCCATACTTGCAAAGTCCATGAACTTAGGATATTGCAGCTCTGGTAAACCTATAAGACCAGGTGCTTTTAATAAAGTGCTATAAAGGCGATCAGTATGATTACTGCGGATAACACTAGCCTTCTTACTGTACTCGGTAAGATCCCATAATATGTCTTGACAAGCTGCACGATCTTCGTTAAGAGTCTGACTGTAAGCCAAAGGTGTGCCATCGGCCCACTTGCTAATTGTCTGAAAGTCGATCTCATCGCCAACACATAAAACCTCGTCAAACTTCTCACGTCTTGCAAGTTTAATGACGTTCTTAACTGCCTGCTCATGATGAAAGGGAACTTGTAAATCTGATATTACTAGCCAACGCTTAATCTTCGTCTTCTTCTGTAGGATCTATACTAGGTATGATGCCGCCGTCACCTACTACCCAGTCGGGCATCGTTGCCCTATCTGATACAAAATACAAGCTACAGCTTTCACTAAAGCCAGCCTTACGTGCAGCCTTGTAAATTTCATTCATAGCAATATAATGCTGATCTAGTTTAGATAATGGCTCAGGTGACTTACGCACAATGCGCCTGTTTATCTTTTTACGCTTACGCCTTGTATCTGCCATACTACTATTGTCGCTTAACTATTAGTGAATACAGATCATCAACACGCTGCTCTAATCTAGTAAGTTGATCTTTCATGCTAGTACCAGAATTAGGTTTTAGCTCTGCTAAATAAGATTTAATAACCCAGCGTAGAGCCACTAATAAACTTGTACATACGGCGCATACGCCAACGGCTAAAGCGACCCATTCGCCTGGTGTCATGCTTCATCTGCACCGAGGCCATAAGCATCATCGGATTTATCTAAAGCCCTAGCTGCTGGGCCTGCAAGTGCGGCCACTACTACTGATATAACTGGATCTAGTCCTAGCTCATTACTGGCTAAGAATGTTAAGAATGATACAAGCACACCCCTAAAATATGATTTAAGTATTGCCTTGTGCTTATTGCTTATTTTCATATCTTACCCCCTAATAGTGGTATATCAAACGGCTTACCATCTTTATCGCCTAACTTTGTAAAGCTGATATGTATGTGCTTTGTGTGTTTGTTAAAACCCTTGTACTTACGCCACTTAAAATTAAGTATCTTGCTAGCGATCATGCCATTATGTATTACGTAAGATATGCGCTTATCGGTTTTACCACAGATTCTGATCTGGTCAGCCAAATATACTGAGATCCCTTCGGATGAATCCAAGCGAGAATCCACATCAATGGCTCGTACACACCCATCTGTATCTGGATTATGATCCGATTTTCTGGCGGAATGACGAGCATCACCCAACCACCCATCAGAGGTAGAGCGACGATCTGCGTACCAGGTATCAATCTGATCTCTTAACTGTGTACCAGCTGCACATAGCCAAGGTTTCATTATGAAAGAAGTAGCTGTGCTTCCTCGGCTGTAATACCAAGTTTACTTAATAAAGCATCTTTTGCGGCTTTAGCAATTGCAGCTTCTGCCTCACGTTTTTTTGCAGCCGCTTCTGCTTCTTTTGTAGCCAATTCAATTTCTGCCTTTTGCTTTGCTGTATAGGTTACTTCTTCTATTTCACCTGTTACTGCATTATAGATTCTTTCTACATAACTCATTAGTTACCTCCGTATACTATAATTGTTCCAGCATCAAAGTTGCCTACTGAAGATATAATGCTGATAGATGAGATAACAGAAGTACCTGTGTAATAACCTTTGTAAATCCAAGATAAGCCGCCATTAGCTTGCCAGTTATTTATACCAATTAAATCTACAATTTTTACACCTGATGAATTAGCCCCATCTATTGTAAATGCACCATTTTGTGCTGCTGGTGCGCCTTGAATAGTTCCTAATAATGGAAAGGATGTTGCGTTGGCACTTGCTGCTAACCATGATCCTGCCAAAATGTTTGGTGTTTGCATATTAAAATTAAGTCCGTTGTAAGTATAGTTAGAAGCGGTATCAGCATTAAATCTAATTGTAAAAGCCGAGTCTGCCGATGCGCTTGATGCACCTGTTATTGCTACAAAAAACTTATTATATCCACTTAGGCTGCTAACTGTAATTGTTGTTGCGCCAGTAAGTGCTGTACCTGCACCGTTAAGTGATGCAAAACTTGTAGCACTAGCACCACCCACAGCTACCCATGCACTACCAGAATATGTTAATACTGTGTTAGTGTCTTTTAAATAGCACGCTTGTCCTTCTTGCGGTGATGTAATTGCTGCATCTCTAGCTGCTGCACTTGCAAAGACTAAAATGCCCTGCATTAAATAACCATTAGTGTCGGCTGCGGTCAATACCTCGCCAGTTGTAAACGTCTTAAAACCTAAACCTGCTGCCATTTGTACTCCCTAGTAACTTAGGACATTATAGTCTAAAGTGCCATAAATCGTATCATTTAGGATAAATGCGTCTATGATCGGCTCTAATGTCGTGAACGTGGTTCTCCAACTATTTGGTGATATGTTCATACGCACACCAAAAATCTGTAATGTTTTCTCTAAGGTAGATCCGCCTGGCTGTGTAGTAATTACCTTTATCGGATCAAAGAAGTCTAGGTCTAGGGCTGCAATTATGCCGCTATTGTAATTATCTGTGTATAGGTCTAGGACTATGGAATCTACTCGGATACTGGTCTCAGCTCTACTAGCCACGTAAGCCTGTGCGTAATCTAAAGCTACGGCATCGGTCTGCATAAGTAGGTTGTCTAAAAAGTAGCTGTGTAGAAAGTATTTATCTATGCTGTCTTGGTTTGATGCTACCTGTGCTGTGCCACCTGTCCTTGTAATAGTGGCTTTGTTAAATACTAATACATCGTTAAGAATCCAACTAGCATCAAAGTAATCTATACCTGTGCCATTATCTGCAAAGACTGTGGGTGTGCCAGCAATAGATCCTGCGGTTACGTTTCTATCTTGGAATACGAATGAGCCAGACGCATCCACATATAATGCACCATACTCAGAAGTGGCTACAGTACTTAGGGCTTGCAGTGCTGTGCGGTTAGTAGCGGGATCTGCCTGCATAGTAGTAAGTCCTGCATCTATATCACGCATAGTTGCTGGCCAGTTAATTTGATCTAATATCTCGTTAATACGTGTGCCTGATAGGTCGCCTGCAGTAGCACCTGTAACTGTGCTGATCTGTGCTAGCTGCGCAAGCCGAAACGCATCTACAGCTTGTATGGTTGTTATTGCTACATCTTCACCAGATTCATTTGGGTATGTAGTAACGTAACTTGTAATAAAGCCTTGGAATATAGGATATGTAACGCTGCCGTATGTGGCAGTAATCTGCACTTTCTTCATCGGTGTTAGTAAATTGTAATATGGCCCTGTTACATTTTGTGGGTTAAAGTCGCCATTTTGATCTACTATGCGTAAGGTAAGTGCGCCTGTCTGAAATTGATCGGATAGTGCAGTACGGCCTCGGTTAGTCTCTATGCGGTTAACTTGGTCTGAGACATCTACAATTACAGCTGCAATATCGGATAATACATTTGTATCTAATATGCCTGTATCTAATACCATAGCCTGAGCAAAACTAGGGCCAGTGTTAAAGTTAATTAAAGCGGTTATTACTGGTAACGTCATACTATAAATCCATTAGGTACTGTTGAGTAACCAGATCTAGTCGCCACCTGTATGCTCTCTGCTATAGCCTGACTTAACCTGTCGCCACCTGCATCTACAGTTACTTTAATATCCATAGGGGCTTGTGAAGAAGAACGCTGAGCATTATTCTGACTTAAAAATTCGCTTATGCGTGAGTTTAATTCTCGCGTAGATTCTATTGCTACTTTGTTTTCAAATGCGGCTATCTTCTCATTAGTTGCTTGCGCTGTAGATAAGGCAAAAGAATAGGTAGGTGCTGCTGTTGTTGGTGGTGTGCCACCTTGTTTTAGTACAAAATCATTTATTTTAGATATTAAACTTCTAATAGATGCTAATGCAGTTTCATAAGTTGCAGCTAGTTTTGCAGCATTTTCAGCAGCGTTCAGTTCTGCTAAATATTTCTTAGCTAGAGCCTCGTTATTATCTAATATGGCTAACTGCGATCTAATGCGTAACTTAGTTTCTTCATCTACTGCAGCATTTAATGCAGCATTTAGACCTATGCGCTCTAGGTCAAACTTATCTCGTAATTGATCTACGGCAGTCTTCTTCTTTAGTTGCTCATTCTCTGCTTTACGTAATGTTACAGCATTCTTAATTACCTGTGCTTCTAATTTTCTTTGTTGGGCACTAGCACGGGCTGCTGTTCTTTCCTGACCGCCACGATCTTGCTGTGGCATAGCGTTTCTGCCTAGTTGCTGCAAGCCGCTAATGTAACCACCTACGACTGGTATATTCTTTACATTAAATAAACTGCCCACTCCAGGTATAGTTGTTAATTTTTTAAGTCTTTCAGCTACTTTGCCTAAGCCTGTAATAACTTCAGCTGTGGCCGTAGCAAAATCTTCCATGTTGTTACTTAGGCCTTCAATACTATTATCATCGCCTAATGCTGCTAAAGCATCTAATAAACTTTTACCTATAGTTTCAGATGCGTTAGCAGATGCAACTTTTAATAGATCCATCTTGCCTGCATAAGTATCTAATCTAGCTGCTGCTTGACCTGCAAATTTTGTATTTAACTCTTCCATGATTTTGTTCATGTCGCCAGTCTTTAGTAATGTTTTACTTAGACCAGCACCTAATCTACTAAGACCAGTAGTGTTACCTGCAAAGCCACGTGATAGAGCTGTAGTAACTTCACCTAAAGATCTACCTGTGGCCGCGCTTACGTTTAATGCAGTGCTTAATGCATCTTGGCTTTTAGTTATAGATCCTGTTACTGTTAATAATCTTTGGAATGCTGGGCGTAATTCATCATCTAATACGCCTGTAGATTTTTGCAGATTAGCAATATACAACTCTACGCCTGGTGCGCTAAATTGATAGCCAGTATTTTTTAACTGTTGCTCTAATGACTTTGCGGCCTTCTCATCGGCCATAAATGCTTTAACTGCTGCTTTACTATATTTACTTAAAGCTGTAACACTAAAGGCTGTGGCAAATACTTTGGCAAAACTTTTTATCTGTTTATCAAAGGCTGATACTTCTTTTTTAGCCTTCTTTAATCCTTTGTTGTCAAAGGTGCTAAGAGCCGATACTACTAAGGTAGGCACAGTTATACTCCCGTAAATCCACGAGCTGCTCGCTCTTTATAAAATCCTAGTACTTGACCTTTTTTCTCTAAAGGTAACTTCTTGTAATACTGAAATATGGCTTCATCTATTGCCTTCTTCAAATCTTCGTAAATCTTACCCTGATCCTCTGACCATGCTTTATAGATTACGCGACCTTTATTCTTACGACCTCTACGGCCTACAGATCCTGCAAGTGTTGCATCTACTACCTTCGGCAGTGCTTGTATAAATTGCACACCTGCATCTGGGTTAAGTGATGCTCCTTGTGAGCCTTGTGTCTTACGGCCTGCAGTCTCATAGATTGCCCCAGGTGCTGACTCATTAGATACGTAGTTATAAACTGAGTAACCTTTTCTGTTTTTCTTATTAGGGCCAAGTTTATATTTGATGCCGCTTCTAGCTGTAGATTGATTGTACGCTGGAAAGGGTCTGCGCTGTCCTTCTTGTGGCTCTGCTGATTTTGTCCAGCCACTTAGCACATTTTGCTCACTTGGTAAATATTGTTTTGCTTTATATGCGACTTTAATCATAGGTGCTTTAAGACTGTCTTTGACGTTCTTGTACATATCCTCGTCAATTTCATCTACTGCTTTAAGGAACTCTCTAACGCCGTTTACGACTACTGGCATTTTTGATCTCCTTAGCTCTGTCTTGTAAGACTTGCACTATTGCCTTTAGCATCTCTGAGTCCATATTTATAAACTCACTAGGCGCGATCCCAGTCTCTACACTTAAAGCAGCCACTGTATAGAGAATGGAATCACGCTGTACTATTTTTTTTCTTCGTCTAATACCTCGACAGTTTCTAGGCTGTCAATAAACTCAATACCAAATATAGGTACAGTTACGTTAGCCCTACGTAAGCACTCATGCGCCAAGTAATAGATCTCGGTCTGCCGTTCGTGGTCACGTAGGACTTTACTAATTCCTGCGCCATACTTTAACTCGAAAGCGTACTCGACACCTGGCGTAATCTTGTGTTCAGATACTTCGCCATTAGCCCTTGTTATCTTTAGCTTTGCCATTACTACTCCTTAAGGTGTGGTATCTACTACGATAACACTTTGGCAGGTAAATGTAATTGACTGTGTGCTTATGTCGCCTACTGCGCCGTTTACATCCTGAGTATTGTTGACCAAAATCGTAGTTTGAAATTCTGGGTTAGTTGCGCTAACTACTGCAGAAGTCTGCTTTAGTGTTAGCGGCACTGTAGTACCCCATGCAGCCTGCAGCGTTGCGTTAACGTTGCTTGCAGCTGTGTCATTTAAGAAGTCAATAGTGATAGTGCTAGCCTCTAGGCCCTTTGCAAACTTATGTGCAGTATCGCCCATAGCTGTTACTTCTAATTCATCAAATGAACGGTTAATTGTTACGGCTGTTACGTGGTTGCTTAGATCCACGCTGTTCAGAGTAACAACAACGCCATTGCTTAAATAGATTGCCATTATTCGTTGTCCTCATCTTTTCTAGCCGCTGGTTTTTTAACCGCTGCTGGCTTGTCGGTAATCTGGCCTATCTTGACCAGAAAGTCATATTCTTCTTCTGTAAATCCTTTATAGCTCATGTTAACTCCAACTCGTTAGGATTGATACTGTTATCTCAGATACTAGCAAGTCGCCACTAGCTGCGTTGACTATAGCAGGTGCTGAAATAGTAGATATGTTTAGCGTAAGACTTGATGCCGCTAGTTTAGTTACTACTGCTAATATAAAATCTTCCATGCCTGCTAAATTGCCTTGGTTGTCAAATGCTGGCGTAGTCATAAGAATCTTAAAGTTTGCTAAAGGTGCAATAGTTATGTAGTCGTTATTGCTAGGTGTTAAATAAGGATCACCAGGTGTAACTACTACGCTGTTAGCCAGTAGTGTTGCCGGTGGGAATGAAAAGGTTGACCACACGCCTGCGTTTGCTAAGTCTGTTGCAAGTGTGCTGCGTAGTGTGGTGATTGCAGCTGGCATTAGCCGACCAGTGAGTTAGGACTAGAATACGGTTGGATGAGACCACGCACTCTGTTAATCAGCTGATAACCCATCCGATATGGGCTTGCGGTGATCCCATCCATACCTACCCCACCAGTCTGGCTAACTTGACGGCTTTGCCAGATGTCAACAGCTACGATCATCGCAGCCTCTCTTATGGCAGGGGTCGCAGTGTAAGCCTGTGCTTTATGCTCTGGTCCAAGGGCTCGGCCGTATGGTTTAATAAAATGGAATGGATCATCGCTAGCTGTTTTTGCGTATTGAATAATGCTGTAGCCGTTAGGGTATGAACTAAATGCGTATGTACTCCAAAATGCTGTGCCAATAGATGCTGGCACTGTAGTACCTGGGAATGATCCTGTTAATGTGTATGTGCCGTTATACGTTGCACCACAATTACTTACTACTATTGATTGACCAGTTACAAATATGCCTGGGTTTGCTAATACTAAAGTTGCTACGTTATTGCTAATTGATGAGCCGACTACTGGGGCATCGTTATGCCATAGATATGCAGATATTAAATCCTCTGCGGACTGGCAGCACTCTTCTACAGTTGCATCGGTATATAAAGTACCAATACCTAAATTACTGCGTAACTCTGCCATCGTTACCATTGCAGCGGCCATATTGTCCTTTCTTAAAAAGCTCCCTAGGGCTAGGGCTACTAAACCCTAGGGATTATTAAATTAACTAACTTATTAGGTTAGGTTGAAGCGGCGAACGCCACCAGCGACCAATACACCAACGGCCATGTAGCCATATAGTGATGTCTCGATCTCGCCTGTTGTTGGAATGTTTGTTGACAGACGTAGAATTGGTGACTCGTAAATTGATACTGAAGATGGAACTACAATAAATGCAGACTCATCAATAGTTGTTGACACTGCATTTGGATCTACGTATAGATCTAAACCTAATACGTTACCACGTAGTGATGTTGGTACAGAAGATCCTGCATTGTTCATTGGGTTAGCAGCATTGTAAATTGGGCGACCTGTTGAATCAGTTGCGCCTAATAGTAGTGACCACTGTGATGTACCAGCGATGTACTTAGTTGCTAACTCACCTGTTGCAAGGTATGCAGCTGGTGCTTCTGTTGATACGTAGGAAATAATTCCTGCTGATGTTGCTGCTACTGCTGTAGCTTGTGTGCCGCCTGATGTTAGTGCTGCGATAACTGCTGCATCGGTTGCTTTGTTATAAGCACGTGTCATGTTATCAAGCATGGCTGCAAAGAACTCTGGTGAGCTGCGCTCTAAGATTTCTAAGCTGTAGCGTTGTAGTCCAGCATACTTCTTAACAGTTAGGTTTACGTATGAAGATACGATACCTGTCTCAGAAGGTCCTGCTGCTTCTGCGGTTTCTGCAACTGTACCTGAAGTAGTGATCTTAGGTACTGAGATTGTCATGCCTGCTGCTGGTAGCGCACGTGAACCGATTGCATCAATAGCTGGGCGTGATCCAATAAGTGTATCTACTACTGTAGGTACAAATTGTGTTGGTGAAAATGCTGGGTTAGTAGTAAATGAATCATCTGCAGCTGTCATAAACTTTGCTACGTCTGCTTCTGCCTTCATTACCCACTGTGCTGATTCGTGGTTACCTAATTTTGCTTTGATGCTGTGTTCTAGCATGTGAGCTTGTGTCTTAATTGGTGAGCGAGGCTCTGTATAGAATGATGCACTGATTGTTGGGCGTGCAGCCTCTACTGGAGCAACCTCTACCACTGGTACTGCTGTTGGCTCGGTGGTGTTGTCCACTTGTGCCTCACTTTCCGTAGTTGGTTGGATTGTTGCATCCGCTTCGCCTTCGCTAGCGGCAACTTTAGTTACTTGTGCTTCTGTAAATGCTGGTGACTCGACAAGGCTTACTTCTTTAAGCATCGCCTTAGTTACATAGATATAATCTTTTTTCTGTGATGATTTAATTACATCCACGCCTACAGACATACCAGATATAAGATTTTCTTGTGCAAGCGTCAAAGCGTCTGAGCCTTGCATGCTGGCACTAATTTTAAAGCTAGCGTAGATACCATCTTCTTCTTCGTTAAATCTTTGCATACGGCCAATAGGCTTATCGTTGCGGTGTTGCATAAGCATCTTAATTTTGCCAGGGTCGCCTACATCTATTGACCCTTTAGCAAAGACCACTTTACCCACGCTGGTGTTACCAGGTGTTTCAAACGGTACAATTTTGCCTGCAATAACTCTGCGCTCTGTATCTGCGCTTTCTATTTGACTACTAAATGTAAGAATCAATTTGAATCCGCCCATGTTAAGACTGCAAAGGTAAATGATGGGGTAGTCCCAGCGATTGTGCCAACTACTCTTAATTGATCGGTAAATGCAGAAGTTAATCTAATTACTTCTCGGGTAACACCTGTTGCCTGTGTAAATGTTGCAATAGTATTGTAGTTAGTGCCATCTACTGTATCTTGCACTACCACATCTAATGTAGGTGAAGTGCCGCTAGCTGCGCTAACGTTTAATTGCATTACTAACTGTTTAGCAGCGGCTAGGCCAGTAACGGCTGTGCCAGTAACTGTTGCGGTGCGAGCAGCTGACGCTAATAGCGTTACCGTGCTTGCAGGTATATTGGCCTGTTGTATATCACTCATGCATTTTCTCCTTTAGCGCTGTTAATGTACTCAGCATCGCCACTTTGATTTCCGTTGGGTGTTAGATCTTCCATTTCTTTTGCTTGCTCTAGGTCTATAAGTCCTAGGGTTAACATCTTTTCTATTGTCTCTAGTCTTGCTTTATCATCTGATCGTAAAAAAGTTTCGCTGATATTAAAGCGCACAGTGTGGCCGTTAGCGGTTATATCGTTCATGCTTAGTCTGTCCTCGATAGCACAAATATAAGGCTGTAGTGAATAGGCAACAAACTCTTTACGGCCATCAATTATATTCTGGTAAGTCATGCTGTTATTCATATCTGCACTTATGTAATATGCAGGTACATTCATAGCACGTGCAATTTGTGTCGCTAGATATTGTGATGCTTCGTTATACATCATATCTTTAGGACTAAATCCGACAGTCTCATAAGATAATGTGCTAGTTAGGTATGCAGTAGATCTTGATTGACGTGCTGCTTTCCAAGCTGCTAATAATCCTTGTACTTGTGATTCTGGCATATCTGCACCAGTGTTTT